CCACGCGCAACGTGCGACGCCGCAGGTAGTCCCTGTGGCGCCGCTCCGCCGCCGTTATGCGCTTCTTCGATGGCACGGGCTATTCCTCCGGCTCGGTGATGTCGTTCACGCCCTCGCCCCCGAACACCGTCGACATGGGGATCATCGGCAGGTCCGCCCACGGCTCCGGCCGGCGCTCGTACCCGTACGCCTCCCGCTTCTCGTTCAGCGTCGCGTGCATCTTGTCCAGATTGTCCAGCACGTCCGACGGGTCGTCCTGCAGGACGCTGATCTTGTCCGTGTTTACGACAAGCCGGAACTCCTTGTCCAGGTCGAAGTGCGAAAGGAGGTCCGCCGCGAACTCGTTCGCCAGGGGGATCGCGTTCGTCTCGTAGAGGGCCTTCTTCGCCTCCTTCGCGTTCTCGTACTTGCTCTGGCCGTAGTACAGGTCCACGGGGATGTCGTACACGAAGCACAGCGCCGTGATGGCCTCCTTGTGGCTGGCGAGGATTCCCAGGTCCACGGGCGACACGCCAAGCTGGTGCAACTCGATCGCCGTCCGAAGGGCCTTGATTTTCCCCTTGACGTCCTTCCCGTTCAGCTCCTCCGTCACCTGGGCCGCCGTCGCCGGCATCACGCCCAGATTATCGGGTTTCGGGGTGACGATGGCCGTCGGGCCGCCGTTCTCCAGGGATACGTTCTGCCGGGCCATACCCGTGTCGATGACGGACAGGTACACAGCCGCCACGACAAGAGGGCTCGTCCCGTAGAAGGACGTGTCGTCCAAGTTGTAGTTGAAGCTCATGAAGAAGTCCTTCGGCTCGATGAGTTCGCTCTTTCCGGTGCCCGTCACCTTAATCCCCTTCATCGGCGCCCGGTAGCCGCCCTTCTCGACGCCGACGCGGTGGCCCGGGATGAGGTACATTTCGCGCCCCTGGCCGAGATCCTTTCCGACGAGCTTCGGGGAGTAGACCGTCGAGTCCCCGTACACAAGCCGGTTTACCGTCCACCCCTCGCCGAAGCGCTTGCAGTTGTACCTGTCGTTCGGGTGGCGCAGGAGGTCCAGCAGCCAGTGATCCTCGACGTCCTCCCACGCGTTCCCGTTCCAGCGCTGGAGCTCCAGGAAGGTGAACATCTCGCCGACGGCCTTCGCGATCTTGTTGATGATGCCCCAGGCCGGGGCGTTCGTCTCGTAGGCGTGCTTCAGGTCAGAGCGCTTGATCGCCGCCGTGATGTCCTCCATGTCCATCCCCTTCAGGAGGTCGGCGATGGCTGCGAAGTACTCGTTCCCGGCCTTCCTGTTCTCGTAGTAGCCCTTCAGCTCCGCCTCCTGGGCGTCTATTTTCGCTTTCTGGGCGTTCCAGTCCTTCGTCCGTACAGTTTTCAGTCCAAACATATTCAGTGCGTTTTATGGGCCCCAAAATAGGCATTCCGGGGAAAATCCGACCGCCCCGGCTCTCGGTCTTTCCGTTATTGCCTCCCGTCGGGCAGGTCCCCGTCGTCGTTCGGGATTCCAAGCCGGCGCAGGTGCGTCGTGCTATATGACGCTGCGTCCATGAGGTGGTCATTTCCGTCCTGGGGTGTGTCCGTGAACACTTCGGGGTCGTTTTTGTCCGGCTCCCAGGAGTAGGTCTCCACCTCGTCGCCGATGTCCTTGCCGACGTAGCGCACCTTGAAGCCCTGGAGGTAGCCGATTCGGCCGACCTTGTCGCGGTTGATGCCGGGGACGGCGTTGATTCCGTACTGCATCCGCAGCTCCTGGATGCTGTCCGGCCGGGCGGGGTCGCAGTACACCAGCGCCCGGTCGCAGTCGGCTCCTCGCGCCTCGCAGTCCCGCCTGATCGCGGCGGCGACGTCCTTCGGCAGCTTCCCGGTCGCGTACATAACCTCGACCACGTACAGGGTTCGGGTGAGCGGGTCGAAGGCCATCCGCAGGAGGGCGTCGGGGTCGTTCGAGTAGCCCCAGTCGTTGCCGTACCACCAATCAAGGCCCAGGGGGATGTCCGCCGGGGTGCATGGCTCCCACCGTTGGTAGATGAGGCCGGAGCGCCGCACTGACCAATCACCGAGGTACAGGTTGGCGTATTTGTCCGGCTGCTCGCGCTCCATCTTCAGGGCGTTGTCGATGAAGCTCTGCGACAGGTATTCCTTCACGTCCCGCCAGTCCGTGTGAATATACCTCACGTCGTCCACCACTCCGTTGTAGTCGTAGGGGACGCCGGGCTTCCGGAAGAACCGCTTGTATATCCAATGGTGGATGTCGGAGGGGTTCAGCGCCAGCCATATCTCGTTCGGCGCGTCATTCAGGCGGATGGACAGGTCGATCGTGTCGAAGTCCGTCGGGTTTACCAGCTCCTGGGCCTCGTCCAGGAAGAATTTGCGGAGGTTTGGGATGGACTTCAGCTTCGCGGTCTGGTTGCCGCTGCTGGTCTGGATGCCCCGGAAGATGAGCCGCCCGCTGCTTCGCTTGTTGATGATGATGTCCTTCGTGATGGCGAAGTGCTGCTGCTTACCCAGGAGGATGATCTTGTCGTTGTACTCCGGGATGATCGAAATCTCCGCGGAGGTCATGGTTTGGCGGGAGTACAGGACCGTCTTGTCGTCCCGGTACGTGTCGCAGACGCTGGCCGTCGATACGGCCGTGGACTTACCGGAGGCCCGTCCGCCGGTTATCACCGTATAGCGCGGGCCGCCTCTCCGGTCGGCCCGGAAAAGCGGCTCGTACTTCGGGTGGAATATGATCTCCCGCCTGGCCATGGCACCCTCACTCCTTCTCCTCCTCTGCGGCTCCCGACTTGAACACAATGACCGGGGCCTCGTCCATGTCCAGCGACAGGTCCGCCGTGATGGAGCGGTGCGGCGTCCCGAACAGCCTGTCCAGAATGTCGCACACCGTCAGCCAGCCGGACTTGCTGATGAGCGACTTGAGCGCTATCTGGAGCATAAAGCCGTATTCGCCCAGGCCCTCCTGTACCTCGTCGCTTTCCAGGTATTTCCTCGCCGCGTTCACGTTCGGGAGGCTGATGGCGTGGTGCAGGACCTCGTACACCTTCACCTGGGCGTCCTTCGGGATGCTCTTGATCTGGTTCGCCAGGGACGGCGGCCTTCCTATCGGGTTGCCGCTCCGCCCCTTCTTGAAGCTCTTGAGGTTCAGCAGGGATTTCGGATTATAGGCCATGGTGTCAGTCTTTTCCGTTGTACTTGTAGATGATGTTTCCGTCCTCGTCGTGCCCGGCCGGGACCACGATCCCCTCGAACATCCGGTACGGATTCTGCCCGGACTGCGGGTTGTTCCACATCCAGCGCATATAGTCCGCCATCGTCATCCCCATGAAATGTGCCTTTTTCTCGGAGCTGTTCGCGTTGAAACCGACGGCCCGCCCCCAGTCGTAGCTGTGGAGTGAAAGGACGTCCGGCTCGATGTCCTTCCAGCGCACCACGCCGTTTTTCTTTGCGATCTGCAGCGCCTCGCAGAACTGCCCCCGGCTGTAGTTCCAATCCGGGGGCAGGCCGCAGCAGCTCCCGTTGCAGCACATCTCCTTGAAATGGGCGTCGGACACGTAGAAGCGCATCCCGTACTTGTCGCATTCCGCCTTCATGTTGCGCACGAAGGGCTCCTTGACTTTCCGGTTGAGCCGCAGGTATCCCTGGCTTACGGAATAGCGCTTGTAGAACTCCATGAAATCGAAGCCGCAGAGCCGGTCGAAGATAGGCATGTTGTCCTTGAGGACCTTCGACCGCAGCTCAACGCACATGAACTCCGTCGAGAGGGCGCTTGCGCCACGGTTGGCCGCCTCCCTGATTAGGTCCAGGTAGGAAGGCGTGCTGATGCCGATTATGAAGGGCCGGAGCCGCAGCGTGGCGCCGCCGGCGTCCGCCTCGGCGATCCGGCGGATGGCCTCAAGACGTTCCATAGGTGTAGGGACGCCGCGCTCCATCTCGCGGGCCTTCGCCTCGTCCAGGGTGATGATGCTGAATTTGAAATTCCAGTTGCGCTGCCCCCGGACCAGGGACATATAGCGCTCATCCTGGGCCCACCACGTCGCCTTCGTCGAGAAGCAGAGCGGGTAGTCTATCTCCTTGAAGAAGCGGAGCAATTCAAGGGTCTTGCCGTACTTGCGCTCATAGCCGTCGAACTCGTCCGACAGTCCGCCCCACTGCATCACGCGGCGCTGCTTGATATAGTGGGCGAACTGACCCGCATAGCGGTCCGGGTCGGTGAACATCTTTTTGATGTGCTCCACGTTGACGGCGCGGACCTCCTTGGACAGGTAGGCCTCCTTGCAGTTGCCGATCGCCCGCTGGAACTGCGAGAAACAATACATGCACCCGAAGGCGCAGTTGCTGTAGGTGTCGAAGGTCATCGGCATCGAGCAGTCGGCGATCTCCGCGGACCATCTTGGTGATTGGTAGTATGCCATTATCTTTCCTCAAATGTTTGGATCCTGCTCACAACGGCGTCCCGGATCGCTTCCGCGCTTTCCTTCGCAGTGTCGAACTGAAGCACGGGAACTCCTATTGACTGCCACTTCCTGGCCGCGACCATCGCGCACTTTTGCCTCGCAAGAATTGCTTCGTAGTTACGGCTTCCGTCTCGCCTCCGTCCATCGCTCCGGTTCCGCAAGCGGTTGTATATGGTTACTGGGTCGGAATAAAGAGAGACGACCAAGGCCGCGTCTCCCTTGAACAAGGCGTTGACGAGGTTCAGCCCGAAAGTGTTCATGAAACTCCCTTCGCAGAAAACAGTGTCCGCCTTCCGAAGCGCCTTCTCGACGACGCCGGCCAGGGCAGAGGTGCCGGTGGTTCCGTTCTCGTTCTTGAGCCTGTCAACGCCTCCATACTTGCTCCTATAACTCCCGGCGAAGGCGACGAGGCCGACGCGGGTGTACACGACCTGGTCCTCCTCAAGCGCCGGCCCTCCGTAGTAGTCCATGATGGCGCGTGCGAGTGTTGTCTTGCCAACGGCGTTGGTGCCGATTATGAACACGACGGTCTTCATGAGGCAAGCGAATAGATGAGGTGGTGCCAGCGGGTCCCGGTCGCGTCGGACAGCATCCGCTCGGTGTAGTAGCCGTCGTAGCGTGTCCCCTTCTCAAACTTGGCGACGGCGCACAGGCTCGTCTCGATGGCAAAAACATTGTCTCCCGTGTCCTTGCGCACCCGGTCAAGGAAGGCGTCAAGCGCGGCGGGATCGTTGCTCCCTGCCAAGATTTGCGCACCCTTCGTGTAATTCTCGTCGGGCTCCCATCCCGGCTTCAGGTCGTCCTTCCATCCGGGGCTGCAGACGTTCATCCAGACCTCCAGGAACAGGTACGCGGCGTAGCGGCCGAAGTAGTACCAGGAGCTGACAAGCTGGTAGGCCTCGGACGTGGAACGTACCTTGAGCAGGGCGGAGGGGATGTGGTACGTCATGGCATAATAATATACCAGCTCGAAGGCGCCCCACTTGGACAGGCGGAGTTGCCGGCAGAGGGCGGCGATGGTCCGCTCCTCGACGCCGGCGTCACCGCGCAGGTGGTAAGCTATGTATTCGCCGTAGGTCATTCCGCGAGCGGCTTGAGCAGGGGCAGCTCCTCGTAGGGGTACACCACCTTGTCGAAGGTCTCCAGGCCCAGGGTCTGGGCGATGAGCTCGGCCTTGTCCTTGGGGTACACGATGATGACGCGGTCCATCGCGGTCTCGTCCGTGCCGCTGATCTTCGGCAGGTTGTCCGGGTTGATGTCCAGGCCCTGCAGCTCAGGCGGGAGGTTTTCCGCTCCGGGGATCGTGGAGCCGGCGCCGGGGACGGGCGCCACGGGCTCCTTCACCTTGCCCCAATCGTCGGGGACGCCGGTGCCCCAGGCGGCCAGGTCCAGGTCGGCCCACTCGTTGGCGAGGGCGTCGAAGTCCCACTCACCAAATGAGCCGTTGTCCTTGATGACGATCTCCTTGAGCTTCTCGACCGGGGCGTCGGCGGGGATAAGGAAGCACGGGACCTCTTCCCAACCGAGTTTCTTCAAGGCGGCCAGGCGGAGGTTGCCGCCCAGGACAACGAACTTGTTGCCGTGCTCAACAACAATGAGAGGCCGAGCGTCCAGCAGTTCAGGAGTCTCCTCGATGCTCCTTGCGAGGCGGTCAACGTCGGTGGCGGTCCACTGACGTGGGTTCTTCGGCAGGCCGGAGATCTGGCCGGTGTTCATCACCAGCCGGGATAGTTTGAATTTGGTTTGCATTATGATATGGATTTGAGATAGTACAGGATTCGTCTTGCTGAATCGAAGCGGACGGGGATATTGTTGGCGGCGTGGTAGACGGTCTCCCAGTGGCAGCGGGTCCCGCGTGCGATCTGGGCGATGTTCAGGCCGGACGCCCGGATCGCCCCGGAGAGCTCCGCCAGGCCCTCCGCCAGGTCGGCGGCATACTCCGCCTCCGGGATGCGCCTGCCCGTGCTCATTTCGCCAGCCTCCTCTCGTAGTCCCGTCGGAAGCGCCGCCGCTCCGGGCCGGTGCCGTAGGTCATGATTTTCAGGGCCGAGGTCAGCAGCTCCTCCTGGTCCTTGAAGTCCTCCGGCCGGTCCTGCGGGGCCAGTCCGTTGAGGGCTTCCAACTTCCCACTGATGTGCTCCGTGAATTGCTGGTTAGTCATGTCTTTGCGTGCTTGGTTCGCCGCAAATGTAATAAAAAACGAGAAAACGGCGTATCAAATACACCGTTTTCACTGAAAATTCGTTGATTTTGGCCGATTTTAGCGCCATTTCAGGCGTTCGCGCTCGTTCGCTGCGTCCTCCCTTGCCCGGTCGCTCGCGGATAGCCCTGCGGCAAGTTCTGACCCCTTTATGACGACGCGGCCGATGGGCGGCAGTCCCATGTACTCGCGGCACACGGCCTGGAACGCCTCGAAGGACCGGATCACCACGTAGCGGTTGCCGGACCGCTCGGCCGCCTCCTGCCAGGCCTTCTGGGATGGGCGCTGCTTGCTGCCCTTGTCGCGTGTCTTCATTTCGATGCAGAGGGATCCCCAGCCGCCGCGGGCCTCCAGGAGTATGAGGTCGGCGACGCCGGCGGTCACGCCTTCGCCCTTCATGATGGCCGCCTCGATCCGGGAGCGTCCGCCTCCGTTCGGGACGGCGAACAGCATCAGGGCGTGCGCCGGGTACTGCGTCCGGAACCAGGTGACGCAGGTCCTCTGCAGGGTGCTTTCCTGGTGACGGGGACGGGCCCGGCGCTCGTCCTTTTCCTGCTGGGCGAGGAGCCGCTGGTATGCGTCCAGCGGGAGGGTGTTCGTTGGTTTCTTCATGGCGCTATCTTGACCTGGTTATCTTGCAGTATTCGCCCGGCGCCCAGTTGCATTTCCCGTCACGGTAGAGCCAGCACTTGAGGCAGAGGTTCGGACCGGCGTGGGCGGTGGTGGTTTTATCGTTTCTCATCTCGGTAGTAGCTTTCGACGGCGACCACGAGAGCCTCCGTCAGTCCTGCGCTGTCGAGCTCCAGGGGGTACTCGTACTCGAGGCCCAGCTTGTGTGCGATGTCCCAAAGGCGGCCCAGTGGGATCGGGTCCGGGACGATCTTGTGCGCCGCCTCCTGAATGTGCAGCTTGACGTCCGGGCACCCGGCCGCGAGCAGCCGGCGCCCCTGGGCGATGGTGGTCTGGTTGGTTGCGGTCTTCATCGCTTGTCCTCCTTTCTTGCGTTATTGCGATATTGCTGCAACTCTTCTAGCCATTCTGCAAGTTGTCTATGCTCAAGAGCACACTGTGTATTACCACAGGCCTTTTCTTTGCAGTGTATTATTGCTTCTTCCAGTGTCATAATCTATTCCTCCTTTCTTGTGTAGAATTTTAGTGATTTCGGCATATCTCTTTTGTAAACCGATAAACCAAGTTCTTCGATAAACTTACATTTGCCTACATCTTTTAGTTTTCGCCTACCTTTCTTGTCGTGTGTGTTCAAGATATAAAGTGAATCTCCCCAAACACCAACCCAGCAATATCCATTTTGTATAAATGCCTGTGAAAGGCAAATATCATTATATCTTGCACTATCATTCTGCACACCTTCGTATCCTTTTTGCATGATTGCACAACACAAATCCCACCCCTCTTGAAGTGTATGAACTCTTGTTCTAATGCACATTCGTTTTGGTATCATAGTTAGTCCTCCTTCACAATCGGTTCAAGGGTTTGGCTCGCCTCCTTTTGGCATGGGCAGTCCGGGTCGTGGTGAACGTCCATCACGGCCGAATAGGCGCCCTGCTTGAAAAATACGACCCAGTTGTGCCCGCCGTGCTGTACGTCGTAGATATGTATCCTGGTGTCCGGGAATGGGTCCGTTTTCACCAGTGCAGTGGGTTCCGTTTCCTCGCAGCAACCGGCGGCGAGCAGAAACAGGGAAAGGATTGCTTTTTTCATATATAAATCGTTGTTAAAAGGGCGCGTACTCGGCGGGATAAATGTCTAAATCATGAGAAATGCCTTTCCGCGCCCTATGGTTTTACATTGTCAATTCTCCTCCAGCCACCTGTAAATCTTCCGGCAAAGGGCGTTGACGGCTGGCGGTATGCCCTTTGTCTTGTTCGGGTCTATAAGGTCCCTCCTGATTGCCCGGTGCCAGCTGTTCGCCAGCTGGAAAGCGTCGCGGTTGATGGCGTCCAGATGCGTATTGACCTCCGGACGGTGAATCGTCATCGCCCGGCCGTCATTCGTATATCCGAATGTCTTCCGGACGCGGTACACGTTCCCCCAGGCGCACTGTGCGGCCTGGGCCAGCACATGGCACAGCAGCGCTGACACGATCGCCTGGCGCCGCTCGAAATCAATGTCACCGAGCAGCAGCATAAGCTCCGAGCGGAGGACCATCACGCTGTTTGCGATGGCCTCCTCGAAGTCATCCATCAGGTCCGTCACCTGTTCCGAGTTCTGGATCCCGATCGCCGCGAAGAAAGGCCGGTTGAACAGGGTATAGTTCTTCGCCCAGTCATTGCGCAGGCGCTTCTCCTCCTGGCGCAGCTCCAGCGGGGCGATGTCCCGCTGGTAGATCGTGCAGATGGCGTCCCCCAGCAGGAAGGGGAGCAGGGGTTCTGCCGTGTTCCCCTGCACCCGCGTCCGGCCGAAGCTCTCCAGGTACCTGTTTATGAGTTCGCGCTTCGTCATAGCTTGATGCCGTTTTTCTTTAGTTCCTCACGCCGACGCCGCACCTTCCAGGCGGCCTTGATGGCTGCGCTCCGCTTCGCCTTCGTCTCCTCGCTTTCGACGTGCCCCTTCCGGAACTCGCCGGCCGGGTTATTCCTCTCGCCCTTCCGGAAGCGGGTCGGCATGTCTACCGTGCTGCGCCTCAGTCCGTCGCTGATGAGCTGGCCGATGTCGGCCCGCCGCGTCTCCAGGAAGCCCGGCGCCTTCTCCAGCCCGAGCTCCCTGGCCTTCCTGATGAGCGTACGCATGGAAACGCCCAGCCACTTCGCCAGCGGCTTGTTGAACATCGTCGGGAAGAAGTTCCGGATGAGCATCAGCTTCCGCGGCGTCCAGTCCGTCCCCGGCCTGCGCACCTTACGGAGCCCCAGTAGGTTCGCCTTCACGGACACCGCCGTCGGCGTCCTTTTCAGCATCGCGGCGACCTCCGCCGTCCTCCGGACGGGGAATTCCGCCCGTAGGGTGTTGAGGTCCTTGTACGTCCAGGGTCTGTCGGTCGGCCTCATCGCCCCGTCCCCTCCTCCTGGATCGTCTTCGTAGCCCGGCGGTGGTAGCCCTTCTTCATGAAGGCGTCGATGTAGATGAGCTCGCGGTACCACTGGCCCCGCTCGTCCTTCTTCGGCTGGTGGCGGAAGTGCCCCCGAACCTGGAAGGGATTCAGGACCGTGATGTCCCCGTCCCAGGTCGAATCGACCTGCACGTACCCGCGCAGCTCGCCGTTCACACGCTGGTAGGCCTTCGTCCCGGCAGGGCCCTCGCTGATGTACGTCTGCTCGATGATGCTGGCCGTCTTCAGGAAAAGGAACATCCGCAAGACCTTAAGCAGCAGGTCGTACTTGTAGTTGTGCGCCATAGCCTCACCCCGTGACACGGGGACCCGGCTGTCCTCTGCCAGCTTCCGCACGTTGAACGTAACCACGCCCGGCTGGTCAGGCGACATGAAGGCGTCCGGGTACTTCTGTACCTCGCGAAGGATCTTCCGCAGGGGGATGCCGTCCTTCTTGTCGAAGCGGACGTTTGCCCCCGCGCACAGCTTGCTGATGCCGCTGAAAAGCGTGTACGGAGAAATCTCCACGCCGTCCTCCGATATATTGATATTCCCCAGCCACATGCTTTTCATCACCTCGTCCGGGTGGTCGGAGTGCATGCTTCCCTTCGCCGATATGTAGGAGCAGATGATAATCTGGTTCTCCCCGATCGAGTAACCGAAGCACAGGCGCCGGTGGTTCTCGCTCGCCAGGACGACGCCGGTGCTGTTGCTTCCCCGGCGGCAGATCGTCAGGATGTCCTCCGCTTTCAGTTTCGACAGGTCCATGCACTGCACCCGGTCCATCGTCTTGTCCGTGAAATAGTACACCTTCCGTCCCTCGTCCCTGGCGATGCGACGGTAGAACTCCGTCACCCGCGGGTCCAGGTCCAGCGTCGTCCCGAGGGCGCGGTTCTTTGCCATGCGGATCACCGTGAATACGGTGTAGTCCCGCTCCTTCAGCTTACCCATTGTCCTGCGTCAAGCAAAGGGTTATTTCCGTGCCTTTCGGCAGGCGCTTGTACTGCTCGTAGGTCCAGCCCGTCGAGTAGAGCCCCATCTGGGCTTTCTTCTTGATGTCCTTCCCGACGTAGATCACCATCCCGGAGAAGGTCTTCTCCGAGGTCCGCGAGTCCGCAAGGATTACGATGCTCCGGTCCGCGTTCGCGAACAGGCACGGGAAATAGTCGTCCTTCAGTTTCTTTTCCTTGATTTCGATAAGTGCTTCCATTTTTTGTGTGTTTTTGAGGTTGTTGTGTGTGTAATTGTGTGTTAAAAGATTTTCGGTTCGTCGGCCCCCGGCCTGGCGACCCTCCGGCGGGCCCGGTTCACTGCGCAGCCTATGAGGCGGCACTGCTCCCGGAGCCGGCGGTCGCCGGTGCGGATGCTGATCGCTGACAGGCGCCTGATGATGTCCTGCGTCTCGCGTTCCGTGAGTATCGCTCCTGGTTTAATCATGGCACCGTCATTAGTTGTCAACGCGGTAGTCGATGCGCCAGTCTCCCGCCAGGTCGTTGTCGATGATGAAACGGCCGACCGCCAGGGCGTCCGCCTTTGTCCGGTAGACCAGGGCGATGTCCTGGCCCTTGCGCCGGATGTTCGAGATCCCCTGGACGAAGACGCTCCGGGCGTCCTCCATCCGTCCCTGTGCGGCGGCGTATACGGCCCTGTACCAGCCCAACGCCTCGCTGTCCCAGCGCTTCCCGGCCTTCGCCGGCTTCCAGCCCCGGACGGCTTGCTCGTAGTCCGTCACCGGCGTCCCGTCCTGGTAGGTCCACTCCCGGTCCGTGTAGTACTCCAGACACCGGACGGCCTCGCCATCCGGGTCCTTGAAATTCAGTTCCAGTAAGAAGATTTCAAAAATTTCAGCCGCCGTAAGCGGCGTATTATTATTAGTTAGTTTGTTAGTTTGTTTGTTAGTTAGTAAGTTAGTTAGGCCATTGGCATCGCATTGGCCTGCCATTGGCTGTGCTATCGGTGTGCTATTGGCGGTGCCATTCCACCGCCTTTCGGCACCCTTCCTTCCTGCCGCTGCCTTGGCACCGAAATAGCTCCTCATTTCCGCAATCCGGACTGTTGCAGAGTGGCTGGAGATCATCCCGTCCGTGACCTCAAAGAGGCCGTACCCGGTCACGACCTTCTCCACCTCATCCGCCGTACACCAGCGCAGCGCGAAGGCGATGCTCCGGTAGTTCGCCGGGATGCTCCCGCCGTTCTCCCACAGCATTTCGACCAGGCACCAGAAGATGCCGAGCCCCTGGCCCGCCATGTCCATCTGCAGGTCCATCAGCTTCGGGTCGTTACGGGCTCCGAAGTCGTGGGTGATGTAAGGTAAATCTTTCATAATGGCTCAGATTTCGAATTTCTCCAGCGTGAGCGATAGTCCGGGCGTAGCGACGGCGACGTTCGAAAACAGGGCCGTTTCCGCCGCCCTGCGGGCGAACTGCGCCGCGTCCGCGTTCTGGCTCGACAGGTGCACCAGCACGACCGTCTTCAGGTCCGCCGTCTGGTCC